CAAATTGATGACTTGAAATACTTTACCAACAAGCTAATGCGAGCAATGCGTATTCCCAGCAGTTATATGCCCACAGGACCAGATGATGGCACAGCAACATATAACGATGGCAGGGTAGGAACCGCGTTCATTCAAGAATATCGCTTTAACAAGTATTGTCAAAGACTACAGAATCTAATAGTAAATCCTTTAGATAAAGAATTTAAAATGTTCTTAAAACACAAAGGCATTGAATTAGATTCTAGTACATTTAAATTAAGTTTCTTGCCACCACAGAGCTTCAGTGAATATCGTGAAATCGAAGTTAACAATGCCAGAGCCGCAGTATTCGGACAGCTTGCAGAAGTACAATACATTAGCAGACGTTTTGCATTAAAGAAATATCTAGGATTGACTGACGAAGAGATTGTAGAAAACGAAGCAAAATGGCTAGAAGAAAATCCAGAAGCCGGAGAAGGATTAACACCTCCGGGTAACGCGGCTATGGCCGCAGGCGACTTAACTGGACTAGGAGTAACTCGTCCAACTGAAGATGATTTTGGACAAATAGATCAATTAGGACAACAAGACCAGGCTGAGCCAGGAGCAGAAGCCGCAGGTCAAGTCAGTCCCTTAGGCGGAGCACCGGCCCCAACACCAGGTGGAGCACCTCCAGCACCAGGAGCAACTCGATGAAATTATTTGAAGTAAAACACGAAGATGGTATTGTTGATCCATCTAAAAACGAACTCGAAACTAGTAAAAAAACAGATACTAGACGTCCTAGACTAACACTAGAACACTTGGGAAAACTACGAAAAATGCGTGAAATTCGTAAACTTGAAATGGAATCCAGAAAGGATCTTTTTAAGAAGATTTACGCAAGACCTCCAGCAATGGAATAAATTTACTATACTTACTCTGTGTTTCTTTTAGAAAACTGGGTTTTTAACTCTATTTTAGCACTATTCTTGTAATCTTTCTGTAAATATAATACAGACGAATTACTTTGGCCAAAAGGAGAAACACAATGTCTAAACATACGTTAGAGCAAGTATTAGAAGCCCTTATCAACAAGGAAGATGACCGTGCAAGCGATTTGCTACATCAGTTCTTTGTTCAAAAAGGAAAGTCAATTTATGAAGAACTAAGTTCTTTTGACGAACAACTAGAAGAAGATGAAGAAGCGGATCTCGAAGAAGGTATTGGCGGTTCACCTGCTAGTGACTTCGAAGAAGAAATCATTGCCGATGAATCTGATCTAGAAGATGAAAAATTATTCAGTGAAGCAGACGAAGAAGGCGAAGATCCTATGTCTGCTGAAGAGCCAACAGAGCCAGAAGCAACTGCTGACTTAGCAATGGGTGGCGACATGCCAGCTGAAGAGCCAGCAGCCGAAGGCGAATTGCTACAAAAAGCAGATGACGCTATCGACGAATTAAAAGCAATCTTTGCTGAAATTATGGGCGCACAAGGTGGTGACATGCCAGCTGATGAGCCTGTAATGGGTGATGATATGCCTGCTGAAGATCCAACAAAAGAAAGCTTCCGTGCTTTCGGTGAAGCTGTTGCAATGAAAGCTGTTCCGGCACCAACACATGGTGACAACGGTGCAAACACACGTAGTCCAGTAAGTTCTGGTAGTAAGATCAGTGCTAACGGCGCAAGCGCAGTTAAAGTTAACAGTGGTAACACTGCCGGCGGTAAAGCTGATTCTGCTAAAGAAGACGACGCTGGTAATGTAAACAAAGTTGGTAATGCTAAGGCTCCTGCACTTAAAGGTGTAGCTGTTCCTAAAACTACTGATAGCGCAGCCAACAAAACTAGTCCTGTAGCGAAGTAATAAGATGGCCTTACCATTAGTAGAAGCTCTTACATTCGACCAAGCTGGTATCCGCACTCAAATTGTGGAAAACCAAACTGGCGGCAAAGACCTCTACATGGAAGGCATATTCATTCAAGGCGGTGTTAAAAATCAAAACCAAAGAGTTTACCCCGTGAATGAGATCGCTAGAGCATGTAGTAACATTGCTGAAAAAATTAAATCTGGTTATAGTGTGTTAGGCGAAGCCGATCACCCAGATGACCTGCAAGTTAACTTAGACCGTGTATCACACATGATTACAAACATGTACATGACTGAAAACAACGGTATAGGTAAGCTAAAAATTCTACCAACCCCAATGGGTAACATTGTAAAGACTCTTTTAGAGAGCGGTGTTAAACTTGGCGTGAGTAGCAGAGGATCAGGTAACGTCAACGAATCTGGTGGCGTTACTGATTTCGAAATTGTCACGGTAGACATCGTGGCACAACCTAGTGCTCCGGCAGCATATCCCAAAGCAATCTATGAACGTGTAATGCACGATCGTAGACGCCACGCCTTATTAGACGTTGCAAGCGCAGTAAGACATGATCCAAAAGCACAGAGATACCTCCAGGAAGAGGTTCTTAGGTTCATCACCAACTTGAACAAGTAAGGGGAATAAGATGAGCACATTAAAAGAACTATTCGGCGCTGAGGTTTTATCTGAGGAAGTAACAAGCCAATTACAAGAAGCTTGGGACTCTAAAGTTAAGCAACTACATGAAGAAGTGGAATCAAATCTACGTGAAGAATTTAGTCAGAGATACGAATCTGACAAAGGTCTAATCGTTGAAGCCGCTGACAAAATGATTACAGAAGCAATTCGCAGAGAAATCGCCGAATTTGCCACTGATAAGCGTGAAGTTGTTGAAGCAAAAGTTGCATATAAAAAACAAATTCGTGAACATGCTCAAATGTTAAACAAGTTTGTTATGGAACAGATGGCTAAAGAGATCAAAGAACTCAGAGAAGATCGTAACACACAAAAAGTAAACTTCGGGAAACTAGAAGAATTTGCTTTACGTAAGTTAAGTTCAGAGCTAAAAGAACTAAAAGAAGATGAAGACAAACTAGTACAAGCTAGAGTCCACTTAGTAACAGAAGGTAAAAAAGTTATCGCTGAAGCTAAAGCTAAATTCATCAAAGAAGCAGCTACAAGAGCTGAGAAATTACTAACTGAAAGCCTGCGTAGCGAGATTACTCAATTACGTGAAGACATTCAAATTAGTCGTGAAAACACTTTCGGTCGTAAGATCATGGAAGCGTTTGCAGGTGAGTTCATGGCCAGTGGCTTTGCCGATGGCACGCAGGTTAAGAAGTTAGGCGATCAAATCGCTACTTTGACTGCACGTTTAGATGAAACAGCTAAAACTGTTACAGCTAAGGACACTGAATTAGCTAACGCACAAAAGAAAATTCGCATTGCAGAAGACGCGGTAAAACGCCAATCTATTATGCAAGAATTGGTAGCACCACTTGGTAAAGAAAAACGTGGCATTATGGAAGATTTGCTAAAAACAACATCTACAGAATCTTTACGTGAGTCATATAACAAGTATCTACCAGCCGTTCTTAACGAAACAGCTTCTGCTACAAAAGCAAAAACTGTAATTAGTGAGAGCGCCACATCGCAGACGACTGTGATGACTGGCAACAAAACTTCTAGTGAAGGATCTGCAGGCGCAGATATTATATCACTACGTAAGCTCGCCGGAATTGGAAAAATTTAAGGAGACTATCATGTCTGAAAAACTTTTCGAAGCCCAGAACTGGACTGCAACAAAAGACGTTCTACTAGAAGGCTTAAATGGCAATAAAAAAGCCGTTATGGAAACTGTGTTAGAAAACACAAAGAAAAATATCATGGAATCTGCTAGCGCAGGTGCCACACAAGCTGGTAACGTAGCCGTGTTAAACAAGGTAATTTTGCCTGTTATCCGTCGTGTTATGCCAACAGTTATCGCTAACGAAATCGTTGGTGTTCAGCCAATGACTGGCCCAGTTGGTCAAATCCACACATTGCGTGTACGTTATGCTCAAACAGCTAATGGCGCAACTGCTGGTTCTGAAGCACTAAGCCCGTTTGATATTGCTACAGCATACTCTGGTGCTAGCAATGGTAAAGGTGAATCTACAAGTACTTTAGAAGGTACACCAGGTAACAAGTTAAGCATTCAAGTATTGAAGCAAACTGTTGAAGCTAAAACACGTAAGATGTCCGCTCGTTGGACATTCGAAGCCGCGCAAGATGCACAAGCAATGCACGGTTTGGATGTTGAAGCAGAGATCATGGCTGCTTTGGCACAAGAAATCACTGCTGAAATTGACCAAGAATTGTTAGCAAGTCTAGCAACATTGGCTGGCGCGGCTACACACACGTTCGATCAGGGTTCTGGTTCATTCACAGGTACTGCAACTTACGTTGGTGACCAACACGCTGTTTTGGCTATCCAAATCAACGACGTTGCTAACCGTATTGCTCAACGCACACGTCGTGGTGCTGGTAACTTCGTAGTTGTTAGCCCAACAGCTTTAACAATTCTACAAAGTGCTACTACTAGTGCATTTGCTCGTACAACTGAAGGTACTTTTGAAGCTCCAACAAATACAAAGTTTGCTGGTACATTGAACAGTTCTGTTAAAGTTTATGTAAACAGCTATGCGGCAGCTAACGCTCCGATCCTAGTTGGTTACAAAGGCCCTAACGAAATGGACGCGGCTGCATTCTATTGCCCATACATTCCGTTGATGAGTTCTGGTGTTGTTCTTGACCCAGCAACAATGGAACCAGTAGTTTCTTTCATGACACGTTATGGTTATGTAGAATTAACAAACACAGCATCATCTCTTGGTAATGCTGCCGACTACTTAGGTAAAATTGACATCGGCACAGTTAAATACATGTAATCCGTTACATAGTATTTTTACTATTAAAAAGGACTCTTCGGAGTCCTTTTTTAATGTGTGATTAAAATAAATACTATTATGCTAAAAACAGTAAGTGAAGAAGTTAAATTGTTTCGATTAGATATTTGTAAGAGTTGTGACAATTTCAACAAAACAATTAAGATTTGCAAACACTGCGGATGTTATATGCCAGCTAAATCAATGTTTGCGTCTGCTAACTGTCCTGAAGATAAATGGACAACCAGTCGGCCCAGTGAAAATCTAATAAATAAGATAGAAGAAATGATTCTCGAAAGCTGGAATAAACAATGACCGACATATACACAAAATTGCATGGTACAACCACTGATAGATTTAAAATAGGCTTAAAGAACCAACGTGTAACTTTGTCCGGAGTCACAAGTAATACAGCAACCGCAGAATTATTAGACAGGGATAGTTTAAAATACACAGTTGAATCCACAGTATTTTTTACAGCTTATATTATAGGACAAGGCGTAAACGTAGCCGCTTATGAAATAAAAGGTTGTTATCTTCAAGGTACAGCAACTATATCGGGCTATGTTACAAATACATATGTAGACACAGCAGATTTTATAGAACCAACAATAAATTTCAACTCATTGGGTGAAATGACAGTAACCTGTACCGGTGCAGACACTGATAATATTAACTGGACAGCAGTTATTGATTTTGTTTCAATATAAGAGAGTAACATGGCAATTAAAATAAATCACTCAAAAGAAACATTTACACCTGAAAGTGGTGTACTAGCAATTGATAGTACAGGAGCGATAAAAATACCAGTGGGTTCATCTATCAATCGTCCAACAATTGGCGTACAAGGATATGTCAGATTTGCAGAAACTGAACCAGAGTATCATGACGGCACAGAATGGAAATCTTTTGCCAGTACAAATTATGTACAATCTCAACTTAATCTCAGTGGACAAACAGTGGCACAAGCAATCGCTAACTTGTCATTGGATAGTTTAACTGACGTTACAGTAAGTTTTCCATCAGAAGGTCAAGTATTAGCATATGATGCAATGCTGGGCCAGTTTAGAAGTCAAAACAATGTATTAACACCTATAACAAGAACATTTACTGCTGATGGCGCCACACTGGAATTTGATATTATTAATTCGGTTAGTTCAGTTAACAATTTAGTTGTAACAGTCAACGGTGTAACGCAGGAACCTTTTTACAGCTATACTATTATCAATGGTAATATTGTTGCCTTTGATGAAGCTCCTGAAGACGGTGATAGAATACAAGTAAGAATATTAAGAAGTAATACGACAACTGATAGACCGCGTCCGAAGATTCTTGATGTCATTTATGGCACTCTTAGCAACTATCACGTAATTACACTAGTTGCCACAGATATCACGTACGGCACTGGTGTTAGAATTGGAGAAGTACCAGTGACAAGAATTGACTATATCAGTCAAAATACCATTCAACTCATGGTTGAAAACTCGATTTCGATAAATACATTACAGGGCAAGGACCTTACGCTAGTTGATACTAGTGGAAATGAATTCAGATTTCCTAATCTAATTAACTACGGTACTAATGTACCATATTGGACAAATTCCAATTCCTACATAGGAACTTTCTCAGGCGGTAATGCCATTAACTACACATTGGGTGTAAGCAATGCTACAAATGTAACATTGACCGCTGCAAATGCCAGCGAACAATCCTTACCATGGCTCATGGTAACTGGAACAAATCTAACAGGTACTGCTCCTAATAACAGTAGTCCCAGCAGATATGAAATCACAGTAACGGCTAGCAACGGAAGCGTTAATATAACGAAAAACTTTTGGTTGCTGGTAATTTAAAATTTATTCTCAAGTTGGCGGCATACCAAACTTAAAAATGCTAATAAAGTTTCGATAGAAACTGGTATAGAGGATAATATCATGCCGATGATTAAAATAAGATCAAGTTCTATTATTGGAAGTGTGGACCTCGAAGGAGTTCCAACTGCGCCAACTGCACCGGCTGATACACAAGATTCACAGATCGCATCAACTCAATTCGTTGAGCAAGCTATCAGTGAATTAGTTGATTCAGCACCCTCGATATTAAACACATTAGCTGAATTGGCAGCGTCGATGAGTAACGACAGTAAACAAACTTAAAAATAAGTTTCAATAGAAACTTAATAAAAAAGGAATTAATAATATGCCTATTATTAAAGCAAGGTCGAGCAGTATTATAAGCTCGGTCGACTTACGTGGTCAACCAACAGCCGCTACAGCCGCTGCCGGTACAAGTACTACACAAATTGCGTCTACCGGTTTCGTTCGTCAAGCCGTAGCAGACTTAATCGCTTCAGCACCAAACGTACTAGATACATTAAATGAACTAGCTGCCGCACTTGGTAATGATGCAAATTTTTCAACAACAATTACAACTGCATTAGCAGGTAAAGTTGCATTAGCTGGCAGCACAATGACAGGTCTATTGACATTGTCAGGTGCTCCACAAGATGACTTACATGCCGCTACTAAATTGTATGTAGATCAAGCTATCAATTCTCAAATGATTTATAGCACAGACGACGTTGATGAAGGTACAACAAACGTGTACTTCACAGAAGAACGTGCTCGTGCTTCTGTTTCATTGACAAGTGATAACCCTACAGTTATTACTTATAATCAAGCAACTGGTGCATTCACTTATGTACACCCAAACAGTGACGGTATCTTGGAAGGTACAACTAACAAGTATTACACAACAGTACGTGTACGTAATGACATTGGTTTGACCAGCGACGACAACCAAATTTTAAGCTATGGTTCAAGTACAGGTACATTTACTTTTACAACACCTGATACTGATAAAATCGTTGAAGGTGCAATTAACCAATATTTCACTACAGTTCGTGCTCGTAATAGCATCAGCAACGGTGCTAACATCGACTATGATGCAGCCACTGGTATTATTAGTACACAGGCCGCTGTTTGGAGTGTTAACACACAAACTGGTGATGTCGTATTAGATACAGACAACGTTGATGAAGGTGCAACAAACTTGTACTTCAGTAATGTTCGTGCAGCCGGAGCAATCACGTTAACAACCAACGATTCCAGCATCTTGTCATATGCAAGTGGTGCGTTTACATTTGCCAAACCTGACACTGATAAAGTTGCTGAAGGTGCAACTAATCAATACTTTACAACACTTCGTGCTCGTGAAAGCATTTCTGCAACTGGATGGAATATTTTAAGTTATAATGACCAGACTGGTGTTATAAACATTACTGCTCCGACTACAACTAATGTCACAGAAGGCGACAACTTATACTTCACAGATCTTCGTGCTCGTAACGCAGTTAGTGCAACTAAAGTAAGTGGTGATGGTGCATTCAGCTACGACAGCGCAACTGGTGTATTCAGCTATACTGGTCCAGATGATGCTGACTATCGTCAAGCAGTTAGTGCCAACGCCGCCAGCGGTGATGGTGATCTGCAATATAGTAGTTCGACAGGTGTGTTTACATATGACGGTCCGACAAACTCTGACTATCGTGGTGCAGTAAGTGCAGTTCGTGCCAGCGGTGATGGTAACCTTGCTTATGACAGCGCAACTGGTGTATTCACATATACAGGCCCAAGTGACAGCGAAGTTCGCGCTCACTTCATGGCTTACAACAATGGTGGATATGGTAGCATAGGCTATGACTCTGCAACTGGTATCATTTCATATAATGGAGTTACTTCTGCAAATATTCGTGGTGAAATCACTGCAACAACAAGCGGCTCCGGCCACGGTGGTCTAACATATGACAGCGCAACTGGCGTAGTTACATACGCTAAAGTAACAAGTGCAAACGTTCGTGGCGAAGTAAGTGCTTTTACAGCTAGCGGTATTGAATATACAACTGCTACTGGTACATTCAGCTTAAATCAAATTCCTAATACAAGTTTGACAAACAGCGATGTAACAATCAACGGTTATGCTATTGCTTTAGGTACTAGCAAAACATTGAACGCTGATGATATTGCTGAAGCAGTTGGTGGTACTAACAAGTATTTCACAGAAGCACGTTTCGATACATCTTTGGCTGGTAAAACAACTGATGATGTTGCTGAAGGTGACAACCTATATTACACACAAGGTCGTTTTGACACAGCATTTGCTGCCAAGTCAACAACTGACTTAGCCGAAGGTACAAACGAGTACTTTACAACAACTCGCGCTCGTAACAGCGTAAGTGGCGGTACAGGTGTAACATACACTGCTGGTACAGGTGTTATTGAAATTGGTCAGCCAGTTGCTACAACTGACAACGTTACTTTCGGTGACGTAACAGTTAGTGGTGACTTAACAGTTAATGGTACAATGACTGCTGTAAATTCTACAACAGTTACTATTGCTGATAAGAACTTGACATTGGCAAGCGGTTCTGCAAATGCTGCTGAAGCCAACGGCGCTGGTATTACCATTGAAGGTCCTACAGTTCCTGCAACATTCATATACACAAGTGCAGATGACAGCTGGAACGTAAACAAAAATGTTAACGTGACAAGCGTAGTTGTTAGTTCAACTGTTACAGCCACACAAGGCTTTATTGGTGATTTGACCGGTGATGTAACCGGCGACGTTGATGCAGCCAATGTTAGTGTAAGTTCATTAACTAATGGTCGTGTAGTGCTTGCTGGTGTTGCCGGAGACTTAGTTGATGACGATGCATTGACATTCAATTCAACTACTAATATTTTATCAGCAGTAGGCGTACAAGCGCAAACAGTTGGTGTAAGTACTATCACATCTGGTAGCATTGTATTTGCAGACGGTTCTTCTGGCGAATTGATTGGAAATGCAAACTTATCGTTCAACAAAACTTCTGGACAATTGAATGCAACAACATTTGCAGGTAACTTACAAGGTGACGTAACTGGTAACGTAACTGGTAACGTACTAGGTAATGTAACAGGTACAGTTAGCGATATCAGCAACCATACAACTGACACATTGACAGAAGGTGTAACAAACTTATACGCTACTGCTACTCGTGTACGTCAAGCATTAAGTGGTGGCAACAGTGGCACTGGTTATGGTAGCCTAAGCTACAACAGCACAACTGGCGCATTCACATTTGCTAAAGTAACATCTGCAGACGTTCGTGGCGAAGTAAGTGCAGTTAAAGACAGCGGCGATGGTAACTTCAGTTACGACAGCACAACTGGTGCATTTACATACACTGGTCCAACTGACGCTGATTACCGCGATGCAGTTAGTGCAAATAAAGTAAGCGGCGACGGTAACTTCAGCTATGACAGTGCAACTGGCGTGTTCAGTTATACTGGTCCTAGTCCTACAGATGCTCGCGCTCACTTCAGTGCAGTTGATGCTGGTGGTGATGGTAGTTTCGGCTACGATCAAGCTACAGGCGTATTCACATACACTGGTCCAAGTGCTGCCGAAGTTCGTGCTCACATCAATGCAGTAACAGCAGAAGGTGCTACATATGATAGTGCAACTGGTGCTATTGGTTTAGCTAACGTTCCAAACGCAAGTTTGGCAAACAGCAGTATCACAATCAACGGTGCTACTATTGCCTTGGGCGGTAGTGATACATTAGATAGTGATGACATCGGCGAAGGTGCTGTAAACCAGTACTTCTTAAACAGCCGTGCTCGTAATGCTATTAGTTTGACAACTGGTGACAGTAGTGTATTAGCCTACGATCAAGCTACAGGTGTATTCACATTCAGCTTGACTGGTATTAACAGTGATGAAGTTCAAGAAGGCAGTGTAAACTTATATTTTACAACACTTCGTGCCCGTAATAGTATCAGCAACGGTAGTAATATCAATTATGATCCAGCAACTGGTGTTGTCAGTACATTGGCAGCAGTTCATAGTGTTAACGCACAAACCGGTGTTGTTGTATTAGATACAGATAACATTGATGAAGGTGCAACAAACTTGTACTTCAGTAATGTTCGTGCAGCCGGCGCAATTACTTTGGTAACTGATGACGCCGACATCTTGAGCTATGCTACAGGTACAGGTACATTTACTTTTGTAACACCTGACACTGATTCTATTGACGAAGGTGCAGTAAATCAGTACTACACAGTTGAACGTGGCGAAGCAGTAATTGCGGCTGCTAGCGTATTTGACTTAGCCGACGTTGCCAGTGATGGCGTAGTAAATGACGGTTATTCTTTGGTTTGGAACTCTGCATTGCAGACTTTCATTGCACAGAACATTGCAGTTACAGTAAACACACTAAACTTCACTGGTGATGGTACGACAACAAGTTTCAATACTGAACTTGAAATCAACACTATCAATGACGTTCAAGTGTATATCAACGGTTTGGTACAAGCACCAACATACTCTTTCACAATTAACACAGTTAATGATGAAACAAGTATCGTGTTTGATGCCGCTCCGGAAGCTGACGATTACATCATGGTTCGCGCAACACCAACTGCACAGTTAAGTGCTGGTGGTATTTTGAACGAAAACAGTACAATCGACGGTGGTACATATTAATATCTAACGGTATTAGTAAACTAGGAAAAGGTGCTTTCGGGCACCTTTTCTCTTTTGTAAATCTACATAAATAAACTATAAAATATCGTTTTACAACGACAGGAATATTCTCAATGCCAATTTTTCGAGGTAAACAATTCGTCAGCGCAGAATCCGATTATAAGGACAGCGCAAGGGTTGTTCAACGAACAAATATTAATCTCAACACTTTAATTTATACCATTGATAATGTCAATCTGGCGCATAAAAATAGAGTGTTATTGGTGGGTCAGACTACTGCTAGTCAAAACGGAATTTATATGTGGAATTCATTGTCTTCTAAATTAGTAAGATCCGATGATGCCGACAGTAACAATGAAGTTTCAGCAGGACTTAAAGTCTATGTTGAAGAAGGCGATGTAAACGCCAAAACAACTTGGGTATTGATTACTCCTGGTATAATTACTTTGGGTACCACTGCACTTACATTTGTTAGAGAAAATAGACTAGGGGCTTTAGAAACAGCAGGAACTTATGGTTCTGGATCAAAAAGTGTGGTTTTAACCATAGACGAATACGGAATGATAACTCAAGTCACTGAAGTTGACATCAATTTGGATGCCGGCGAATATTAAATCTGCGCTATTTATAACATAATTCAAAGTAATACTCAAGTTTTAGATAAATAATCTAGAACGGTAAGATCGAATATTTTATCGTCCCTTAAGGGAGTATATACTCAATGGCAAATCAAATTATTTTAAAGCGTAGTTCTACGCCGGGCAAAGTTCCAACGACAGCCCAGCTAGCACTAGGTGAAATCGGCATTAACACATATGACGGTTTAATTTATATCAAAAAAAATGACGGCTCTGACAGCGTTGTTCAAATCGGCGGTGTTACAAGCGTTAACACTAAAACAGGCGCCGCAGTTTTAAGCACTACAGATATTGCAGAAGGAACTGCACAATATTTTACAAATGCTCGCGCACGTGGTGCAATCAGTGCAGGAACTGGTATTTCTTATAGCAGTAGCACAGGTGCAATCAGCACAGCACAAAACTTATCTACAGCAGGCACTCCTGAATTTGCAGGTATGACATTAACTGCTGGCATTTCTAGTATTGCTGGTAGTATTGTTCCAAGTGCAGACGTTACATATGACTTGGGTAGTCCAAGCAAGCAGTGGAAAGATATCTACGTTGGTCCAGGTTCTTTGTATGTTAACGGACAAAAAGTTCTTCAAGACGATTCAGGTACAATTACATTCTCAGCTGACCTAGACGAAAACATTCGTATCAAGACTCTTGGTACAGGTATCTTACAGTTGGGTTCTAGTACATCTACTATCCAAGTTGACAGCACATTGCAAATTTCTGCTGGTAAGAACATCACTGACAGCGCAGGTATCAAGGTTAACTTTGGTGACACTATTGAAATGAACGGTAACAAAGTTATCGGTCTTGGTGCTCCAAGTAGTGCTAATGATGCAGCCACAAAGACTTATGTTGACACAGCTATTGGTAACATCAGCACAAGTACTCTTACTCAAGGTAACAGTAATATTGCAGTAGTTGACAGTGGTACTGGCACAGTTACAGTTACAGTTGACGGTACAACTGCATTGACAGTTGATGCAACTGGTGTTGTAGTTGCTGGTAACTTCACAGTTAGCGGCACAACAACAAGTGTTAACTCAAACACAATTAACTTGGCCGACAACATCATTACTTTAAACAGTGATGCCACTGGCGCACCAACACAAAATGCTGGACTTGAAGTTGAACGTGGTGATGATGCTAATACACAAGTTCGTTGGAACGAAGGCACTGACAAGTGGACATTCACTAACGATGGCGCTGTTTACTACCCAATAGCAGTTAGCACAACAGACTTGGCTGAAGGTACAAATCAATACTTTACAGATGCTCGCGCACGTAGTGCATTAAGCATTACAAATAGCACTGGTATCAGCTACAACAGTGGAACTGGTGTATTTGCTTTAGGTTCTATTCCAAATACTTCTTTATCAAACAACAGCATCACTATCAACGGCACAAGCGTGGCATTAGGTGGTACACGTACTTTGGACACCGATGCAGTCAGCGAAGGCGTTACAAACAAGTATTTCAGCAACACATTGGCACGTGGTGCAATAAGTGGCAGCACTGGTATTAGTTATAACAGTTCAACTGGTGCAATTAGTTCTACTATCACTCAGTACACAGATGCATTGGCACGTGGTGCAATAAGTGGCAGCACTGGTATTAGTTACAACAGTTCAACTGGTGTGATT